GGGGGATAAAAAGTAAATATTGGAATAGTTTCAATTGTTCTGTATCCTGATATAGCTGGAAAATCAGAGCTTTGAAAAGGAACTTTATTAACTAAGTCCTTTACTATGGTGGGACCGATATTACCTAAAATTACCGCAGGAACGTCTACATTACCATAATTGATTATATTATTTAAGTCTGATTTATTTACAACGCTAAAAGTGAATATAAATGTATTCTCTAAAGCAGTTGTTTCAAAGTATTTAGGATTAACAACTTTTAACCTATAAGTTTTTTTATTGTCAACGTCAGCGCCATCTTCAAGCAACCAATCGCTTGTTATTACGGTTCCTTGTCCATTAGAAACGTTTACAAGTTTTATTTCTGCATTAGCTATAGGAACTCCATTTCCTAGGTCAGAGGGTAAAGTAGCTGTAAAATTTTCAACAACGGTAACTCCACTAGCAGAAGCCTCTGTTTGTGAATAAAGAAAACCATCCTCACCATTAGAGTTCCATCCTTCTAAAGTTCCATTGTCATTACCTGCTAACAAATTAAAATCGCTTATTAATCCAGTTGTAGAAGTTTCATAAAATATATCTAATAAAGATTCAAATGGAGCCGTTTCAAATACACCTAAAAATATATTTTGTCTAGTATACCCCGTTAGGCTATTTACTTGTGAAGAACCTATTGGTTTAGGTAGTGGTGTAGAAGCAGCAACTGAAACATTATTTTGAGATACTCTAGCTATATAAGGATCTGAATCTGTTTGATATATAGTGCTATATGGAGGATTAACGGTTGCGTCAATAAACATGTTGTTCTGTTCTGATATAGATGCAACTGTCATCGTGTTGTCTTTTGGGTAATAAGGCTCGTTATACGTAGGAGCAGTATTGTCAACAAAATTAGGCGTAACTCTACCAAATAGCTTAACATCACTTCTGTATTGAAGCTGTTCAGGTCCTACTTCTGTTAAGTCTCTAGGTACCTTGTTTATATTGTCGCTAATAAGAGATATATGAGCAATAGTGTTTAGTGGATCAGGCATATCAGCTCTTTGAGTAGAGGTGTAATCTGGATAATCGTTTAATATACCTGGTAAGTAAACGTTATAATAATCTGTTTCTGTTTGTTTTACAACTATTTTATAAGAATACCAACCTAAAGGATTGTAATTTGAATCATTAGCATCACCATTCCATAAGCCAGGAGTACCTGTTGTTATGTTAGCAACACTATTAACGCCTGCATTTACTAGTATTTTTAAAGAATCTCCAGGCCACGAGTGTATGTCGTTAACCGTTGGAGATACGGGTTCGCCTTTGTATGGATGATAATATGTTGATCCTTTAAAGTTCAAATCGTTACCTCCAGTTGTTATTGTTTTTATTTGTGTATCTATAGGAGAAAGTATAGTAGTGGATTGTCTTCCATATCTATCAGAAAGCACTATACCTACTTGATAGTTTCTATTCTGTTTTAAAGTGTGCTCAGGGTATTCCACTTCACTTGTAGTATAAAGTGAAGTATTAGCGTTAGAAACGTCAAACGTTGACTTTTTAGTAACAGCTATATCGTAATTTATAGTAGAAGGTGGAGTGTGTTTATCTTGAAAATTACCATAAACAACTCTATTGCTAATTATTTCTTGACTAAGGGCTCTAACTGGCACTTTATCATAAACTCTTATTATTTCCGATTCAGGTAGCGTTTTATAGGGTTTTCTAGATTGATAATCGTAAGAATAAAAATCTGTTGACAAACCAACAAAAGTACTAGAAGGTATTGAATCTAATGTCTTTACAGCTAACGAGTCAGACTCTTTCCAAACAATTTCTACTTGGGATACATCATAAGTAGATTCTAGATTTTGTCCTTGAACTGGTAATGGAATATGAAGTTTTACATTCGTTACCTTATTGCGCATGAATTCCACAATAGAACTTCTATAAGCTGAATCCTCATCACCACTTAAAAAATAACCATCTTGTTGTGGTATAAAAGCTTCTTGAGTAAAAGGAGCTAATATAGAGTATTCTCCATCAGAAAATTTAAATCTATAACTAAAAGATACAAATTTATTTTTTAAATAGTCAGGATCTCCAGGCCACTTAGCATCGTAGTACATGTTATCTGTAGTTCCGTCTGGTAGTTTTAAAGAAGTAACATCTTGCGCCGCGCAGACCCATTCATTACGATTAGGATTCACAACAGATGTAGAATTTGGAATAAATTCGTTTGTATCTTGGTAATATAGTTCTATTACTTCGTAAGGATTATATTTTGCTATAGATACTAAATCTTCTGAATTATAGTGAGATGAATTCGATTGCGCTGTGGATACGTTTATTTTTCTTGGTTGATTTCTGTTGTCGGTCCAAAACAATAAATTCTCTAAAGTATTTACAGCATTTATTGGATTAGTTTTAGAGAAATTCAAATAAGCACCACTAACCAGTTGACATGCTTCTGTAGTTAATGTGTTGTAAGAATATATGTAATTCAATGCCGCAGAAGAGTATAATAAACTTCCTGGAAAACCTGGATCAGTATAATTTGTTAAAAAAACAAATATAGTACTAGATACTATGTCGCTATATAAGCCTATTGATTTTAATGTTCCAGTATTGTGTCCAGCTAAAACGCTAAAATCAACTGGAACAGGATCATTACCACTTGTGTTTATAAGAGCTTTTGAGTTTCCTAAAGCGTTTTCTAAAGCACCAACGTCTTCTCCTTCTGATTTACTAACCTGTATATTGAATCCATTTCTATATTCACCTGAAGGTAGTAACCTACTATCAAGATCTTTATTCATTTTAGACTTTATAAAAGCATTTTTAACTTCAGCCATTCAATTTAGTATTTAATCCATTTAGATTTACCTCGAGCAATCTGAACAAACTCATTTAATTTTATATTTGATAATCTAATTTTAGCATTTCTTAGTTTAGCACTTTTTTCTCTTCTGAGTCTCTGTACAACATACTCAGGTTGATTTATTCTAGTAGCTATTATAGCATGAATAATATGAGCGTATAAAGCTTCTTCTGCTAACTTAGGTATTTTCATATCAGCATCATAACCTAAGCCATCAGAAATATATTCTAAAATTATTAGTTTTTGCGCTAAGTCACTAGAAAAAGACATTTTGCCGCTTTTTTCATTTATAGTGAACCATCCGTTTACTTGAGCTGTTTCAGGTTGTAAACCGTATCTTTGTCCAAAATAGTTATCTCCATACATACCGCCATATCCTAAGCCGTCTGACAGTAGCATGCCTGTCAAATTACTTTGAGCAGCATTGATTTGATCTAGATTATTTGCATTCCATCTAGTTTCAGTTTGAGAGGTAAATTGTAAATTTTGACTGTCACTTTCTTGTATAGGTAAACCTTCGTTGTTTTGAGCAGGTACTTCATATGGGTTGCTAGTAAGCGTTGTGGGGTATATAATATGCTTTATTCCTTGACCGTCAATCCAAGATACATTAACATAGTTTACGTAATCTTGAGGTAATGGAACACTTAAATTAGCAGGTATATTAAGTTCTTGAGATCTTATACTCTTTAAAGTATCATAGCTGAATTCTTGTAAGCCTCTTTTAGCAAAAAATATTACGTCAGTTGTTTTAGCACTTTGAATTAGTTTACCCGCACCAACATAGCCAACCATAAAATTAGTTATAACATCTTCTAACGAAGTATAAGCATAACCACCGTAGTTATCTTCTACTGTAGTTCCAAAAGCATCTCTATTGCCGTACTGACCTCCAAATTGACTTAGTAATTGAACTACAAAAGATTCTGTTCCAAGAGGTGGTATAGCTGCTAAAGTTATAACGTTATTTTCGACAGTGTACGCGTTTACATATTCTTGATATTGATTTGATAATCCAATAGGACTAACGTATAATCTAAAATTATTTAAATTGTATGTGTCTGTATTAGGATTGTAATTACCAAAAGTTAAATCAGTGTTAAATGTAGTTGCTAATTCAGTACTAATTATAGGCGCTGCAAAGGTTTGAGAACCAGCGTAATACTGCGCATTTGTTTCTGTTATTAAACCGTTATTAGGTATAGCCATTTTTTAACTTTTTTTATTTGTTTCTTCGGCTTGAACTAAAGCCGCTGCCGTTTGTATTATTTGAGGGTCTCTTATTATGATACCAGAATATAATAATATTTTTAAAATAACTTCAGTTTGCTCTGATACATGCAATTCAATGTCAGTAGAAAGAACGTTTTGATATTCGTATTGACCTAGTGATCCAGGAGCAAAACCCCATACTGCGTCCTTAGGTTTTCTCACGTAATCTACTTTTATTTTATCTATTATAGTTAACGGTTTTATAAAAAGCTTTTGATTTTCATAAAGATAAGCTGGATTTACAACGCTTGGCTTAGTTAGCTTAGATTGATTAGCATAATAAAATTCACGTCTATCTAGTCTTTGAACAACTTTTTCTTCGTTATAAAGCACGTTGCCTAATCTATAAAAAACAACTTCATCGCCATAAGAATCTATCGTTGGAAGTGAAAAGTAGTTGGTATTAGCTACAAGAGTTGCTGGTCCAAGTGTTTTAAATATAGCTATTTTCTCGTCAATATTTTCTTGTCTATCCGCATAATCTGTATCTGCCTGAGGCACACGTAGTTGCTGATTTAGATCATCAAAATACTTTTCAAATATTTCTAACTGTACTTGTGTTGCTACTTTGTTAAATTCAGGTGGCGTCATATAGCCTCGCTGTTCTTTATTAAGTATCATTAAAACAGTTTGATATACTGTGTTTACGTTTATAGCCATTGTTTATTATTATTAAAATAAAGGAGGCTTTCGCCTCCCTTATAATATTACATGTTAAGAGAACTTTTTCTCTATAGACTGGAATACTTGTATCCCTTCGTCTGTTTTGAAGAAAGATGCCATAGCTGAGTATGGATTTTCATCAAAAGGTATTGTCATTAATTTACGTCCATTAGATGCCCAAGTAAACGTTCTTTGATCGTCAGCAAGTTTTATAATATTTGCTTCAGTTGCTCTAATAGCAAAATTTCTAAGTTGAACATTATCATCGTTAGCTAGATCTAAGAACAGTTTAGGATTATACTTAGCAAATAAGAATAAGTCTCTTTTAAGTTCCTTAGAACTCATGTCTGACACTTTAGATCCTAACTCTACACGAAGTATTGCTTCACATTGATCAATGTCAATGTTTTTAGCAACGTTTAAAGCCTCTAGCTCCATCTCTAATTCAAATAAATCATCTTTAGCATCTTCTTGGATATCTTGCTCTGTATATAGTATACTTAAAAGCGGGTGATATAAAGATAATATTTTTTGAAGTGCTTGATTTTCTTTAGTAACTAATAAACTTCCTTCTTTAAATCTAATATGGCCAAGCGTAGCTTCGCCAGCTTGTTCGTCTTTAAATGGAGAGTTTTGATTAGTTGCATATCTAACTTCTCTTTGTTCGTTTTTTTCAGCGTCATACCACAATAGTGGATGCCTTGCTGTATGTTTTGAAGGTATTTTTAATGTTAAAGGATTATGAGGTCCTTTTAAAAAATAAGTTCTGTCTTTTATTTCCCAAGACGAATCTTGAATTGTTTGTTTTTTAGCCATAATATAATATAATTTGATATTTAATAAGAGTAGAAGTTACCCTCGTCAGTTCAACGAGGGTAAATCTACTAGAGTAATTACACTCCTTTGAATAATACAAAGTTGTTAGCAGCTTGCACTACTAAACATCTTTCAGATAAGAAGTTAACTTCCATTGCATCAAGAGTACTTGTGAAAGCACCACCTGCTGATCCAGTTAACCAAGACTTCATACGACGATCTTCTGTTTGAGAAGCTCTGTATCGCACGTGTAAGAATGGTCTACGGATGTTAGTTCCTAAAATTTGATCGTATACTGTAGAAGTTCCAGCTGGCACTAAGATACCTTCGATAGAAGATGGTCCCGTTTGCGCGCCACGAGTAGAAGCGTCATTTAAGTATTTCCAGTCAGTTTTATAGAAGTCATAAGATCCTCTGCGGAAACCACTAAATCCAAGATTTAATGCCATTTCTTCAGAATTTTCAAATAATCCATAAGCAGTACCACCTTGAGATCCTTGAGATACAGCACTTAGCATGTTATCAAATTCTAGTGAAGTTGAACGTTGTAAAAACAACATGTTTTCTTCAATAGCTCCTTGAGTATCTAAGTTTTTCAAAATCTCATCAAAGTCATCAATTCCGCTTGCGCCACTAAATCCAACTTCAACATTACCTCTAGACTGTACAGCAGCAAATAAACCTTGAGTACCTTTAAACGTAGCTGCTAAAGCTGCTGATCCTGCCGCTGCAAGCTCACCTTCAATAACACTCATTTCTAAGTAATCTTCAAAACGTAAGCGAGTTTCAGATTCAGCTTTTAAATACCATAAGTATCCAGAAGTACCATCTTCAGTAGCAACTTCTACCCAACCGATCTGAGCCATGTCAGAACCATTGATAGTATAAGTATTACGAATGATGATAGGTGAATTAGAAAACTGAGTAAATGAAGGATCAATACTGATGTTAGTAGTTCCAACAGCTGGATTAACACCACCTGCTACAGAATTAGTTGTTTGAGATCCTTTATTAAATTCAGAACCGTATACAAAAATCTTAACGATAGCACCTAAACCAGCTGTGTTTGCAGCAGTATAAGGAGCAACTGTTAATTGACCAGCAGTAGCGGCTCCAGGAGCAGCTAAGCTACTAGCTGTAACGATACATTTTAATTCTTGACCAGCTCCATCCATAGCAACTATAGTTTGCCCTGGAGATACTACGTTAGTAATAGCCGGAAGACCAGCTGCAGCTACACGAACAGGAATAACAAGTACGTTAGCGCCTGCATTACCTACATTATCATAAGAGATATGTAGTCTGTTTTGTTCTGACCAAATAACTTGATCTGATGTCATTGGCATTTCAGCTCCAACCATACGTAAGAATCCAGAAAGAGTTCTATTTCCGTAACGTTCTACTTCTTGTTCGTAGATCTCAGGTAGATACTGTTGTGCGAAATCATTGGCGTTAGCACCGCCTGTGTTAAATGCTAAATAGTTTGTCGCTAACAGTTGTTGTTGTTGCGATGGTACTATCGAACCGAATTGTGGACTTAAAGCCATAATAGTTTAATTTTAATTGTTAAATTTTCTTGTTTTAATCTTAAGCTTTGAAGAATCAAGACCGCTAATTGCTTTTACTTTTAATCCATTAACAAATACATTACCATCTTGCGTTTTGCGAGGTTCTGTGCTTATGTTTTTAGATTTAGCTAGTTGACTTTTAATCGCGTCAGTTTTACCTTGTTCATAAAAGTGCTGCGCTATAGTGTCAGCATTTCGCGCTGCGTATAAAGCCTTGTGATAACCTTTTGTATCAACAACTTCTCCCTTGTCATTTAAGAACGTCTTAATGAATGTAGAGATGTCTTTTTGATTATCCCCAACCTTAACTGGATCCTTTATGCCATATCTAAACTTTTTATCTCCAACTTTAAAATCAAAACCTTTGAAATTGCTGTTAAGAAGTTCGTCTGTTTGGCCGTGGAACTTGTTTTGGTTAGCTTTACTGAGCTCTTGCTCTTCGTTGTATCGGTTGAAAAAATCTGTAGCTTTTTGCTGCTCTTGATTTACTCCAGGTCTCAACTTGATCTCTGCATAGTATTCATCTTTAAGCGAACTCAAATAGCTTTTAGCTTTTGCAACTTCTTCTTTATATGCGAGTTTCTTTTTACGGATGTCTCGCGCTTCATCTAAATCCTCATCAAAATTAAAATTATCTTCAATTACGAAGTCAATTTCTTCTGAATCTAAATGTGGTTTAGCTTGTTTATAGTATTCTTTTAATAATGCTTCTCCATCTACATTACTGTAGTCTGCGTTTAATCTTGCATAGTCATCTATAGTACCACCTGTCTCTTTCATGAAAGAAACTAATTTTTCTAGATTTTCTGGAACATCTTGTGTTTCAGCTTGCGGTAGTACTTCTTTTTGTTCCTGTGAGGTAGTGGCGTTTTCAGTGCCTCCAACCATTGTGATCTCTTCAGAACTATTGTCTTCATCTTCTATTAATTCTAAAGGTGATTCTACTTCTTCACTTTTGATTTCAACTTTAGTAATCTCGCCGGACTGCTGTACTTGTTCTTCCACTTTAGGTATATCTCCGGTTTGTTTATCATCAACCATTGTTTCTGTTTCTCCGATTGGAATGGCATCTTCTGTTGGTTTTTTAGTTAAATCTACTTTGGTAATTTCTGGAATAGTATCCATGTCTTTGTATTTAGGCATGTGATGCTTAACTTTAAATTCACCTTCTTGTTTTACTTGTTCTGACATAATATAATATAATAAAATTAATAATTCACTATCTTGGCGTAAACTGCTCTAGTCCAAATCCATCTAGATTATCATTACCTGCTGATTCAAAACTCTTAGGTAATAAATCGTTTTGTCTTTGATCTATCAATTCACTTTGTTGTGTACCTTGCATTTGTAGTCTTTGATCTTTTCGATCTTCTATTTGTGCTTCTTTTTGAGTGTCTGCTTTTGCTCTCATTTCAGCTAATTTAATTTGATACGAAAACTCTTCGGCCATTAAACCTCTTTTTATTTGAGCTTCTTGCTCCATTCGTTCAATTTCAAATTGAGATTTAGCTTGTTCTATTTGAACTGTTGTTTGAGCTAATGCTTGTTGTTTCTGTACCTCTGCAGCTGCTGCTTTTTCTGCAGACTCACTATTAGCTTGAGCTTGTGCTTGAATGTTTTCCATTTGAGCAGCTCTTTCAGCAGCTTCATTTTCAGCTTGTCTAAACTTAAGTAATGTATTAGCTAGCTTTATATTCTGTATATTTCTTATATCTATAGCATCAGCTAGTTTTATACTTCCAGCTTGTAGCGCTATTTGTATACTTTTTTCTAATTGAGCTTTATCTTCTTCATCTGGCTCTAAATCTAAAAATATTCCAAAGTCATGTAAAGACAAAGAGTCTATTTCTTGAAGAGTAGCGACATTAAAAGCGTTTATACTATTTAATAAAGAAGCTTTAGTTAAAGGAAACTGAAGCATATCACTGACTCTTAAACTAACATTTTCGCATGAACGTATAGTTAGATACATTAAAGACTGTAATATATGTCTTGTAGCTGTATTAGAATTAGCTGCTGCTAGTTTTTGCAAACCAACTAACGCATTTTTATCTGGAGAGCTACCATCTCTAGCTTCATTAAGCCCGGTTACATCGCGTATCATTTGTAAGTAATATTGATACGTTTGTATCATGGCTTGTATCTTAGATATACCTGAAGAACTTTGAAGTTCTTGAATAGGTATTTTACCTCTATTCATTTCGCCATCTCC